ATCAGAAAGGCCTGGGGTAAGAGAGACTATCAAGATGAAATTGATTATCTAATTACACACGATGGGCGCAATGATTTTCTTACTGAGTTGACCCTTGGATTAGATGGTAACACCCTTCTCATCTTCCAATATGTTGACAAGCACGGTAAGGTCTTATTTGATATGATCAAAGATCGTGCCCATTCAAAAAGAAAAGTATTTTTTATAGCTGGTGAAACCGAAACTTCAGATAGAGAGGCAATACGTGCAATCGTCGAAAAACAAAAAAATGCAGTTATTGTGGCATCATTCGGCACATTTAGTACTGGTATTAATATCCGCAACCTGCATAACATTATTTTTGCTAGCCCTTCTAAATCCCAAATCAGAGTCTTACAATCAATCGGTAGGACGCTTCGGAAGTCTGATGATGGAAGACCAGCAACCTTGTTCGACATTGCAGACGATCTACATTGGAGAGGAAGGAAGAACTTTGCACTCCAGCATTCGGCTGAAAGAATAAGGATATATAGTAAGGAAGGGTTTCGATACAACATATACGAGGTAGATATCTCATGAACATGAAGCAATTCGTACTTTCTAACGGAGAAGAACTCATAGCAGAGTTGGTCACATGGCCTAACCCTGAAGATGAAGATGACTACTCTGCAATTCTTAAAAATCCAGCTCAAATCATTATGACTGATGAAGCACTGGATGAGGGTATTCGATATTATGTTTTTAGACCATATGTAACTATGCAAGAATTGGATTGTATGATCACTCTCAGTATTGGACATGTTATATCAATTGCCCTACCTAATAATAAGCTAGTCGAGCAGTACAAGCATTTTATTAAGGCTCAGGAAATAAATGAAGCAGAAGAGAAGATGTCTACTCAATTTGAATCGGGGACCTCAAATATCATAAAATTGCACTAGGGTATATCCCCCTTTCCCCAAAAGGTAGATTATTTTATCACGGATTCGCATTTTTGTCAATGGATCTTAAGGTTTTTTTTAGGTTTATTTTATAGCGAAAATCTGGTATAATGTGTGAATGTGTATGTAAGGGATAATTATATAATGACAGATAAAAAACCGCATTACGTTAACAATGCTAATTTTTCATCGGCAGTAGTTGAATACGTCAAATCAGTGAATGAGGCCAAGGAGAAGGATGAGATTCTTCCAAAGGTACCCAATTACATAGCACAATGTTTTTTGAAGATTGCTGAAGGTTTGGCCCATAAATCTAATTTTATTCGATACACGTACCGTGAAGAAATGGTAATGGATGCGGTTGAGAATTGTCTGAAGGCTGTCGAAAACTATAACATAGAAGCTGCCACTCGAACTGGCAATCCCAATGCATTTGCATATTTCACGCAGATTACTTGGTATGCCTTTCTACGTAGAATAGCCAAGGAAAAGAAGCAGCAAGACATTAAGCTCAAATATATGATGCAATCCCCCATAACAGAATTTATGGACGGAGATATTGACGACAACGTTTCAACTGTGATACAGAGTTATGTGGACCAATTAAAGACTCGTATCGACCAAGTTAAAGAACGTGATGCGGCGATTAAGGAGTTTGCAAAGGAAGAGAAGAAGGCCAAGCGCATCAAGCTAGCCGATTCAAATCTAGAGGAATTTTTTGAATGAAAATTGCTATATTGAATGATACACACTGTGGTATTAGAAATTCCGCAGAGATCTTTCTTGATAATGCAGGTAAATTCTACTCAGAGGTTTTCTTTCCATATCTGATAGAAAATGACATCAAACAAATTATCCACCTTGGCGATTACTATGACAATCGCAAGCACATAAATTTTAAAGCCCTTCATCAAAATCGTAAGGTCTTTCTCAGTAGGTTACGTGAGCTTGGAATTTGCATGGATATCATTCCTGGCAATCACGATTGTTATTATAAGAATACCAACGATTTAAATGCTCTTAAGGAGTTGCAGGGTCATTATATGAATGAGGTTCATATTGTCATGGAGCCAACCGTGATGGAGTATGGATCGACTAAGATAGGAATGCTGCCTTGGATCAATGGTGAAAATTATGATAAATCCATGGAGTTTGTTCAGACGTGTAAGGCGGATATTCTCTGTGCACATTTAGAGTTGAATGGATTTGAAATGATGCGCGGTCTTAAAGCCCACGATGGTATGGATGCGTCACCATTCAAACGATTTGAAATGGTTCTCTCTGGGCACTACCACACCAAGTCCAGTCAATATAATATTCACTATCTTGGCACTCAAATGGAGTTCACTTGGGCAGATGCACATGACCGTAAATATTTCCACGTGCTTGATACCGATACTCGAGAACTGACAGCCATACACAATCCTCACACGTTATTTTATAAAATCTTGTACGATGATGAAAAGTGCAAGGATTATGCCAGAATGGATGTGAGCTGCCTGGATGAAAAGTTCGTTAAAATTGTAGTCATAAACAAAAAAGATCTTTTCACGTTCGATAGGTTTGTTGATAGAATTCAGCAGAGGCCAATCCATGAGCTCAAAATATCTGAAAACTATGATGAGTTTATGGGCAGTTCTGTATCGGATGATGGGTTACGTGTAGAGGACACTACAGAACTTCTAGATAGTTATGTCGATGGGGTTAAAACCGATCTAGACAAAGACAGGATTAAAAAAGAAATGAGAAACTTTCTTACTGAAGCGCAGACATTGGAGATAGTATAATGGGTAAACCTGAAGGAATGCATCCACTAGCAACCGCATATGTTGATGATGAGAGTGGCTACATGGTCTATGAAATACCTATAGAAGGTGTACTTAGAGCAGCTAATAAAACCACTACAGAGCGAGATGCTCTATCGCCTGTGAATGGTATGATGATTTACAATTCAACCGAGCATAAATTCCAAGGATATGCAAACGGTGTATGGGTTGATCTCGGATAATCTACCAACACACGAATCTATCAAGAAGAAAGTGATGGATGCAGCGTATAGCTTGAAAAGTTATAATCGCTATCCAGCTTCTGTTTGTGACATCATAGATGATGAGGCTAATAAAGGCTGGCAGCTCCACGATCTGAATATTGAGATTTGCCAACTTTTTAAAAAGCACTTCAATGAGGAGATCAAAGGAATTATTCATTGGATAAACAAATATCCTCCAGGTGGGTTTCAAGAACCTCATATTCACAAATACGGTAATGATAAGATCATCGTTTTCGTATATTTCGTAGACATACCAGAAAACAGTGGGGACCTAATAATTGAAAACGCCTCTTGCTATTTTAGTGAAGGTAGTGTATGCTTCTTCGACGGTAACACTGAACATTACGTGACTAAGAATAAATCGTCTCAAGATCGTATAACTATTGCAGGTAATATTGTGGTGAAATCATGATCATTTTTAAAAAGATCAGATGGAAAAATTTTCTATCTACAGGAAATAGATGGACAGAGATCGACTTAAGGCAAAATAAAAATACCTTAATAGTCGGCCATAATGGTTCTGGTAAGTCTACCTTACTAGATGCTCTAGCTTATGGGCTGTTTGGTAAGCCCCACCGCAATATCAATAAACCACAGTTGGTCAACACTGTTAATAATAAGGATATGATAGTCACGGTAGACTTTGAGATAGGTCAGAACAAATTCAAAGTAGTGCGTGGCATGAAGCCAACGATATTCGAGATTTGGAAAAACGATGTCATGGTTAATCAGGACTCGAAGGCTCTTGAATATCAAAAACTTCTCGAACAAAATATTCTAAAGCTCAACCACAAATCATTCCATCAAATCGTTGTATTGGGTAGCAGTAGTTTTATCCCATTCATGCAGTTGCCTGCAGCTTCAAGGCGAGAGGTGATTGAGGACCTTTTAGATATCAACGTATTCTCTAAGATGGGAGGGCTGGTTAAAGATCGCCTCACAACTTTGAAGGAAGAGAAGAAAGACCTTGAGTACAATATCAAGCTTGCAAACGAGAAGGTCGAATATCAGAAAAAGTTCATTCGAGAGCTTCAAGCTTTAAATGAGCAGAATAAGAAAAGCAGACTTGCCGAGGTTCAAGGTATACAGTCTGAGATAAAGGATCTACAGGACGAAAATGCAGAGAACTCAAAATGGCTCAAAGAGCACTCAGAAAAGAACGAAAGAGAAATTACCGAGAAGCAAAAGAAGCGCAACACCATTCTTGAATTCTCGGCTCAGTTCAAACAGCAAATTTATGACGTCGTTAAAGATGCGAAATTCTATGAGGACAATGAAACGTGCCCAACGTGTTCCCAAGATATTAGTTCGGACCTTAGAGCCGAAAGATTACAGAACGCAAAAGATCGGGCGAAGACACTTCAAAAAGCAATGGATGATGCCACTGAGCAGTCGATTGCTTTGGAACAGGATCTTGAGCGGCTCAATGTTATGGAACAAAACATCCGAGAAAGAACCACCACTATTCATGCTAACAATAGTACGATCTCTCGGTTGCAAGGACATATATCATCTATCGAGAATGAACTAGTCGATTCACCCGATCATGATAAGTGGCAAAAAGCTCACGATGATCTAGCTGAATTGATGTCCAGCAAAGATTCTCTGATGGAGAAATTTTTCAAAAACAGTGAGGAGAATAGCTATCATATAGTCATGGCAGAGATGTTGAAGGACACTGGTATCAAAACCAAGGTGGTTAAACAATATCTGCCCGTAATCAATAAATTGGTCAATCAATATCTACAGGTGCTGGATTTCTTTGTGCACTTCGATCTAAATGAAAGCTTCAATGAGACCATTCGATCACGCCATCGTGATTCGTTTTCATATGAATCTTTTTCTGAAGGGGAGAAGCAACGCATCGACTTGGCGTTATTGTTTACGTGGCGCATGGTCGCACGCATGAAGAATTCAGCATCTACCAATCTTTTGGTCTTAGATGAGACCTTCGATTCAAGTCTGGACCAAGATGGTGTAGAGAATCTGATAAAAATTCTCTATACACTAGAGGATGATACGAACACATTCGTTATTTCTCACAAGGGTGATATCCTAGAAAACAAGTTTGAGCGCAAGATTGAATTTGTTAAGGATAGGAATTTTTCCAAAATTAAACCTTTACAGTCCGTGAAGGTTGCTGTATAATGGAAGTAACCATGGAAAAAGGATATATATACAATGGCACTTGAGCTTTCTAGTGACACGTTGGAGATCTTGAAAAACTATTCATCGATCAATTCCAACTTGGTCGTTCGTAATGGTAAAACTTTGAATACTATCTCTGAAGCCAAAAACATCATGGCATCATCGGTAGTAGAAGAAGAGTTCCCTAGGGAATTTGGTATCTATGATTTGAGCCAGTTTCTTGGGGTTATGAGTCTGGTGAATAGTCCAGCACTCAATTTCCACGATGAGTTTGTGGAAATC